ACAACAGATGCGTGATTGGTTCGGTGATGTGCCGGCCTACATCATCACGCTGGCTGCCGACTACTGCGCCGAGTGCTCCGACGCTGACTTCTGTGCTCTGGTCGAGCACGAGCTGTATCACATAGCCCAAGCGACCGATAAGTACGGTCAGCCAGCATTCACCCAAGACGGTTTACCCAAACTTGAGATGCGCGGACACGACGTTGAAGAGTTCGTCGGTGTGGTGCGTCGGTATGGGGCGAGCCCTCAAGTTCAAGAGCTGGTGGACGCTGCAAACAATCCTGCTGAGGTAGGGAAGATGAACATTGCGAGGGCCTGCGGAACCTGTCTGCTCAAGTCGGCCTGACTTTGACAGCACTTTGACGGATGCCCATCTATGGCCGCACTCAGAGACGAGGTGAAAGCCTTTGTTGTACAGGCGCTGGCCTGCTTTGACACGCCATCTCAAGTGGTGGCCTCAGTCAAAGAAACCTTCGGGATCGATGTCACTCGCCAGCAGTGCGAGGCTTACGACCCCACAAAATACGTCGGGCGGAGCCTGAACCAGAAGTGGAAGACGCTGTTTGAAGACACGCGCGCCCGCTTCAGGGAGGAGACTGCCGAGATCCCGATAGCGAATCGTGCTTACCGCTTGCGCGCCATGAACCGGTTTGTCGAGCGGGCCGAGACGATGAAGAACATCGGCCTCGCCATGCAGATCCTCGAACAGGCCGCGAAGGAAGTCGGAGACGTCTATGTCAATCGCCACCGGAAGGATGAGCCAGATGACGAACCGGCAATCCCGACGCGTATTCAGGTCGATGTAGTGGATGCGAGGAAGCCGAATGCCGAGCCTTAACGTTCCGCAGTCGCAGTTCCTCTTATTGCCCCACAAGTTTCGCGCATTCGTTGCTGGATTCGGCTCCGGAAAAACCTGGGTCGGTTGCTCAGCACTGAGCAAGCATTTCATGGAGTGGCCCAGCGTCAACGCTGGTTACTTCGCACCGACTTACCCGCAGATTCGCGACATCTTCTATCCCACGATGGAGGAGGTGGCTTACGACTGGGGGCTGAAGACCAAGATCAACCAGGCGAACCATGAGGTTCACATCTACAGCGGCCGGCAGTATCGCGGCACTGTGATCTGCCGGTCGATGGAGAAGCCGCAAACCATCGTCGGCTTCAAGATCGGTCACGCTCTGGTCGATGAGCTGGATGTGCTGACGTCGATCAAGGCGCAGCAGGCCTGGCGCAAGATCATTGCCCGGATGCGTTACAACATCCCCGGGCTGAAGAATGGCGTGGATGTGACCACGACGCCTGAAGGCTTCAAGTTCGTCTTTCTCCAGTTCGTGAAGCAGCTACGCGATAAGCCAGCGCTGAAGGAGATGTATGGGCTGATCCAGGCCAGCACCTTCGACAACGAGCTGAATCTGCCGGATGACTACATCGCCTCGTTGATGGAGTCGTACCCCGAACAGTTGATCCGCGCGTACTTGAACGGCCAGTTCGTCAACCTGACGTCCGGGTCGATCTACCACGCTTACGACCGCAAGTTGAACCAGTGCTTCGACACGGTCCAGCCCGGCGAACCGCTGTTCATCGGCATGGACTTCAACGTTGGCAAGATGGCGGCGATCACGCACGTCAAACGTGATCAGGGCCTGCCGCGCGCCGTGGACGAGCTGATGGATGGCTATGACACGCCGGACATGATCCGCCGCATCAAAGAACGGTACTGGGAACACACCGGCAATGACTTCAGAAAGACCTGCGAGATCCGGATCTACCCGGACGCCTCCGGCGATTCGCGCAAGTCGGTAAATGCAAGCCTCACCGATATCGCCATGCTCAAGCAGGCAGGCTTCACGGTCATCGCACCGGCGGCCAACCCGCCGGTTAAAGATCGGATCAACGCCATGAACGCCATGTTCTGTAACGCGCAGGGCGAGCGGCGTTACCTGGTTAATCCGTTCACCTGCCCGACATACGCCGACGGCCTGGAACAGCAGATATGGGCGCCCAACGGCGAGCCAGACAAAAGCCAAGGTAACGACCACGCCAACGACGGCGGAGGTTACTTCATCCACCGCGAGTACCCGATCGTTAAACCGGTCACCTCAATGAAAATGGGAGTCGCCCGATGACGGACGTCACTTTTACTCGTCCCGAGTACAAGGCGGCACAGTACCGTTGGCGCTTGGTGCGCGACGTCTGCAAAGGGTCGGAAACCATCAAGGCTGCCGGCGACCGCTACCTGCCGAGACCGAACGCGGCTGACACCAGCGAGGACAACAAGCAGCGCTACGAGGCGTACAAGAAGCGATCCGTGTTCTACAACGCCACGGGCCGCACTAAGCACAGCCTGGTTGGCGCAGTATTCCGCACTTGGCCAACCCTGACTGTTCCCGGCGCGCTCGATTATGTGGTCAAGGACGTCGACGGTCAGGGTGTGAGCGTCTACCAACAATCCCAGTCGGTGATCGGGCACCTGCTCGAAGTGGGTCGACACGGGCTGCTGGTGGATTACGCTGCGGTCGAGGCGGGCACGGTCAGCAAGGCGGACGAACTTTCCGGCCGTGCCCGAGCGAACATCGCGAGCTACACCGCAGAGTCGATCATCAACTGGAAGACCCGCCAAGTCGGCGGCCAGCACCTGCTGAGCCTCGTCGTGCTGCGCGAGACGGTCGACGTCGATACGGACGATGGTTTCGGCAGTGAGCGGGTCGTGCAATACCGAGTATTGCGCCTCGACGCCTCCGGTCAATACACCCAGGAAGTCTGGGAGGAGGGGCCTAGCAATACCGCTCAGGTTGTCGCGCCATTCACCCCGCTCAATGGCCTGGGTCGACCGTGGCAAGTGATTCCGTTCCAATTCGTTGGCAGCGAGAACAACGACACCACGATCGACGACGCGCCGCTGTACGACATGGCCGAGGTGAACATTGGCCATTACCGCAACAGTGCGGACTACGAAGAAGCTGCCTATTTGGTGGGCCAGCCTCAGCCGTGGATGGCCGGTCTGGATGAGCAATGGCGCGATCACATGGAGGCGAACGGGATATTCCTCGGCTCCCGTGCGCCTTGGCTGCTTCCAGTAAACGGCACCTGCGGGGTTTGGCAGGCTCAGCCGAACACGGTGGCCAAAGAGGCCATGGAATCCAAGAAGCAGGACATGGTGTCGCTCGGCGCCCGACTAATTGAGCGTGGTAGTGCGGTGAAGACCGCCACCCAGGCCGACAACGACAGCGCCGCCGAACACAGCGTCCTGTCATTGGTGGTCAGCAACGTCAGCGAAGCCTACAGCCAGTGCCTTGAATGGATGGCTGAGTTCGTGAACGCCTCCGGTGAGGTGGTCTACAAGCTAAACCAAGACTTCAGCCAGATCACTCTGGACGCGACGATCCTGGCAGCGCTGTTCAACGCAGTGCAGGGCGGCAAGCTGCCTGAGGGCGACTTCTGGCAGTACCTGCGGGATCGAGGCGTGATCAATCCGGAGAAAACGGACGATGAAATCCGGGACGAACTGGAGGCGCAAGGCACCGGGCCAGTCCTGGATGATGAAGAGGTAATTCCGAATGGCGGCAAACCAAGCGATCCTTGATGCCACGATCCGGCACGCCGTCTTCCTTGAGCAGTTGAAGTCGGGGGAGGTGGCGAAGTTCGCACCATTCCTCAAGGAGATCGACCGCTCGATCCGCGAGCGACTGACCCGAACAGATCTGACGGACTACACCGTTGCCCGGCTTGAGCGGCTGCTGAGCGAAGTCGACAGCCTGCTGCTGGGCATTTTCGACCGCTACAGTGAGAGGCTGAACCTTGATCTGGTGGATATCGCCAACTACGAGGCCGAGTTCGAGGCGACAAGCCTGACCCGTGCGGCGCCGGTTGGCGTTTCGTTCGACGCGGCGGTGCCTGGTGCGGCGGCAATCAGGACGGCAATCCTCACCAATCCGCTGAGCGTGCGCGGCGCGGACGGCGGCAAGCTGCTCAAGTCGTTCATTGATGGCTTCACCGCCACCGAGCGGCAGCGCCTCACAGGCGCGATCCGGCAGGGCTTCTTCGAAGGCCAAACCAACTTCCAGATCATCAAGAACATTCGCGGCACCAAGGCGCTGAAGTACAACGACGGCATCCTGGCCACGACCAGCCGCAACGCCGGCTCGATCGTACGGACGGCGGTGCAGCACGTTGCCACCCAAGCGCGCATGGAGACGCTGAAAGCGAACTCCGATGTCGTGCCGTCGGTGGAGTGGGTCAGTACGCTGGATTCGAAGACGACCAGTCAGTGCCGGACGCTCGATAAGCACCGGTTCAAGTTAAATGAAGGGCCGAGGCCGCCGATTCACATCAACTGCCGTTCAACGGTGGTGGCGGTGACTCGGTTCAGCGCGCTGTTCGCCGAGGGCGCCACTCGGGCATCCATCGGCGATATCGGTGCGCAGCAGGTAAGGGCAGACCTCAGCTACTACGACTGGCTCAAGCAGCAGCCAGCGGCGTTTCAGGACAAGGCCATTGGCCCAGTTCGGGCGAAGCTGTTTCGGGAGGGCGGGCTTAGCGTAGAGCGCTTTGCTGAGCTACAGCTTGATCGAAACTTTTCGCCGCTCACCCTCGCTCAGATGAAGGTGCTAGAGCCATTGGCTTTTGAGCGTGCTGGGATATAGTCGTGGAGCTATCAACGACCAGGAGGTCAACATGCAGCCAGAAAAGATTAGTTTTTCGCTCGACCAATTCCATCAACCTACGCCTGTTCAAGGTATCGACCTTCATAACAAGACAGCGGAGCAGTTAAAGAGCAAT